TTGCGCCCCCGTATGGCATCTAATGCACGTGGATCTACAGGGTTACCGTTAGCGTCAACACCACTATCTAGCTGTGCGTCAATAGCATTCACAGCCTGTGCGTGGTTCTGTGTCTGGACACCTACGGCCCCTTTCCGCATAGACTTCAGCTTATCTAGGTTAGCCTTAGCATGGTTCCGAGCCTGTATAGAAGGGAAGTCTCCTTGCATTCTCTCGGTAAGCCCTGCAATACTACGGTCTAGGTTAGTCACATCCCCTGACTGAGCAATCTGCTCGGCGGTCATGTTACCTGTCATAGTAGCTTTGTCGGACATAGCCATGTTAGTCATGGTTCTCTTTTCTTTCTGATCAGCCTTAGCCTCACGTGCCTGCGCCATGTACATACTAGCCGCCGCCGTGTCACCGTGCTGAGTAGCCCACTGCGCTAGGTTAGCGAGGTGAGCGGGGTCGTTCATGTCACCCCGTGGCTTAGTAGCCGCCTGTAAGACGGGCTTATAGGCATCGCCCATAGAACCCACCGTCTTACCTATGTCGGTCAGCATTCCACCGAGGTTAGCTGATTGGTCTTGTCCTGCCATGTTAGCTCCCCTTAGAAGTCAAAGATGTCACCGAGCCAGCTAGATGCTCCGTCTTTACCGTTGGCGTTATTCATCATAGCCGCCGCCACATTACCGTATAGCTCGCCAGCCGCCTTGTCTGCGTTGACAGCAGTCTGTACACCGCCGAGGCCGAGTTGCGCCGCGTACCCTGTACCCGTAAGCTGACCCGTCTGAGCCATGTTAGCCCCTGACTGAGCGTTCTGCATTGCCGCGAGTTGGTTCTGCATGCCGAGGTAGCTGTTCTGGTACTGTTGCATACCCATCTGCGCTTGGTTCGCACCGATCTGACCCATGCTACCAGCCGCTGATTGACCCAACTGAGCCTGACTGAGGCCTAAGCCGCCCATGCCCTGAGCCGCACCCTGTCCTAGCTGTGCGTTCTGTAGGCCTAGGTTACCCATGTTCATACCAAGAGAACCCTGTAGGCCTGCCGCGCCCTGACCCATGCCGCCGTACATGTTAGCCATGTTAGCCTGTTGCATCTGCTCCTGCTGTGCCATACCCATCGACTGAAAGGCCGCTGAGTTCTGCGCCTGTGCCTGAGCACGGGCCATTGCCGCATCCTCGCCTGTACCACCGAACTGGCTACCGCGTATGCCTGAGCGTCCCTGAGCGAACTCACGGGCGTTCATCTGTGCGCGTTGCTGGTCCAGCATAGGCTGTTGCATAGCCATCGCACGGCCGTAGATGTCTTGCTCACGACCTGCTTGGCCCTGCATGGACTGTTGCATCATCTGGTTAGAGGCGTTCAACATCCCCTGCTGTTGGTTCGAGATGCCACTCATGCCACCCTGCTGTGCCGCAAGAGCATTGCCCATCTGGCTGTTAGATGCGTTAGCTCCGTACATGCCCATCGCCTGCTGGTACGCAGGGTTACTGGAGTTAGCCTGTAGCATGTTCTGAGCGTTACCCATCGCACCCATGCCAGCGTCGAAGCCAGCATTGCCAGCGTCAGCCATGCCTTGGTCCCGGCCTATGCCGAGGTTCATGGTGCCGTCAGGACCAATGGTAGAGTTAGCTAGACCAGTGTTGACCCCGTATCCCTTGAAGGCAGAGTCACTCTGTAGCTGACCTGCTAGACTACCCATCTCCTTCGCGTAGCCTTGGCCTCTTTTAGATATCTCGTTAGCGTAGGCGAGACCACCGGCCGCGCCGAGTAGTCCTTGTATGCCGTTTACTTTGTCACTCATCAGTTAATCCTCCCTAGGAGAGTCTGTACGTTGATCTCCTGTACACTTACCTCGTTACCAAGGATCTTTACGTCTAAGCCTATTCGGGCCATGCTTCCACTCCCACGTGTGTTGACGCGATAGCGCCTTATTGTAGAGCCAGAAGCCCCGAATGTAGTATCACCGAACGTAGCCTCGTTGTAGTAGGCAGGGATCAGTGCGTCAATCCCGATCGCCTTCTTACGTGTGAGGTTACCATCATAGCCCCACCTCGCCGTAGCGTTAGTCTCCTCGAACAACGAGAAGATGGTGTAGTCTATGCTCTTCATGAACTTATCTTTAGCAGGCTCCCCGAAGTCCAAGGGCATCGACGAGTACTTAAAGGTAAACGCCTGATCGTTCCACTCCGTGTATCCGTCGTACGACAGCAGTCCGTTCTGTTCTGTGTTGCCGCCTAGGTATACCGCAGTGGTGCCTTGGTTCTCGTAGTAGTGCGTCTTGTTGAAGAAGCACCTATTCCACTTGGTCATCTTGAGACCACCCGTAGAGGACGGTGCGTTAGCCGAGGCCACGAAGGCCTGCGCTGTGTCAGGGAACAAGCACACGATCACTGACTCCGAGGGCCAGTACGATAGCTCAATGCGCTGTTGCTCTGACTCCGCGATCACTCGTCGGATGTCGCCACGTACGTTACGTGAGATGTCCCCAATGGGCACTGACTTCTCTTGGATCGTACGGCTCAGCGAACGTATGCCGCTGTCGTCGACGAAGAGTACGTCACTACCTGTGTTGACCACAGCGTCCCTACCTACGGAGCCGAGGTTCATCATCGAGTCCTGCAAGAAGATGCCACCCTCTGCGGCTGGGTCACCTGATGCCGCGTTAGCGTACACAAGGATCGACTCACGTCCGAAGACGATAAGGAAGTTGTTGTGTGCCGCCAGTGAGATGATCCTATCGCCACCGTTGGGCCAGAACTCCGACACATCAATGATGCCGCCTGTGTTCTGGGTATCCGTAGGTGTGCCCTTACCGTCGTACCACTGGTTAGCTATCAGCAGATCGCTGTAGTAGATACGGTTATAGTCACCGCCCACCCCAGAGACCCACAGGCGTCCGTATGCGGGCAATGCGATGTCACCATCTATCTCAGTAGCGATGACGCCGTCGTCGTCCTGAGGGGGCAACCAGTTCGTCTCAGCACTCATGGACACTAGCTCATCTGCCGTGTCGTCGTAGATCAAGGCGGGGTTGCCGTTACTGAAGAGGTACAGCTTATCGTTGAAGTACACGATGTCAGCCCGTCCGATCTCAGTCCTGTCAGGGATACCCGGAGGCATATCCATAGGCGTCAGTACATCGTCGTCCTTACGACACACGAAGTAGTCCTGACGGATGACCTCGTTCTCCTTGTTGTACTGCTCCACCACGACCACGCATAGGATAACGTAGTTGCCGTTGATGTCACCACCGCCCATCTGGGTGATGTTCTTCTCTATGCGTACCGTCTCCGTCAGCACTGTCTCAGTCGTAGGGATAGAGTCAGTGTCTTTAGCGAATGCTAGGCGTGAACCCAGCCTCCCTAGTCTATCGATGACCGCGTTGTCTGCGGACAGTGCGAAGGTGAGGGCCTGCCCCAAGGGACTGTCCTCTGTGTTGAGGCCCTCGAAGGAAGGCGCTCGTACTAGCAGTGTCTGTAAGGGCGTAGCCATTAGATCACATTCCATTCGTTGTCTAGGTCACTCAGGGAAGCATCAAGTGCAATAGCGTCCTTGAGGTACATAGATGCCATAGTGAATAGCTCAGTAGACTGCGCCCCTCCTGCCTCTCCTCGCTCACGTGCCGCTAGGGCAAACGCTAGGTAGATGACGGGGGTCGAAGGCACCTTAAGCTGGTCGGAGTCCTGATCTAAGTCAGGCGTACGCTTGAAGCCATGCACCGTGTAGTCCACAGCGTCATTAGGCGTACTGAAGAAGCGGATGGTCACGTCGCCGTTGAGGTCCTGCCCATTCACAGCCCAGTACATAGGGGTGTTGTTGGCTGGCTTACCTGCCGCCTTCTTATGGATGTAGCTGAGCTTCACGTTACGTATCGAAAGACCGCTCTCGCCGTAGATGCTCTCGATACTAGCGAAGCTCTTGGCTCCTGCCAGAGGATACGTGTGTACCCCCTTCTGCGTAGTCACGGTCCAATCGTGGCGCAAGGCGCTCCATTGGTGTGCGTCTTCTACCGTACGCTTAGCGTCGTTGATAGCTAGCTTGACGATGTCAACCACAGGATCGTCTGTGACCGTAAGTCTGCTTCCACCTATAGTAGTGACGGTGTCCTCGCGGAGCCGTATCAGTACTTCGTTCACAAGATCAGTGTATGTCATGATAGCATTCCTCTGCCTTTCTTAATGTAGTCCACGTGTGGAGCTAGTGCCTTCTTCTGGTACGGCGTGAGGGTAGTGTAAGCGAATAGCTCGCCCCACTGCGGAGTGTAGTCGCCGCCCCCGCTCATCATACCGCCACCGTCTCCGTTACCGCCACCGCCAGCGCCATCCCCCGGCCCTCCCGGTCCTTCTGTACCCGGACCGTTGTTAGGCCCCGGACCAGCCACAGACCCATCAGGGTTAGTACCCTGTGAGACATCACCAGTGTCACCCGTTGTGCCTGTGCCCGTGTTACCTGTGTTGTCGGCCTCAGTACCGGAGCCTACGGTTGAGTCATCATTCTCACCAGTGCCTGTGGTCACGTCTTCACTCGTACCGTTACCACCTGATTGGTCAGTAGTGTCAGACGCATCCTGACTGTCGGAGTCGCCCGTTGCTGAGTTACCTGAGAACAGAGACCACTCTTCGTTAGTGACCATACCATCGCTGTTAGCATCAGCGCCAGCTTGAATAGCCGCGTTCTGATTAGCCACTGCTTCTTCGTAGGTCGCGCCGGTAGCCATCATCTCTTCTATTCGAGAGTTCGTGGTTGGTGGTACAGGATCTCCTGTGCCGTCCGTAGGTTCTATCTCAGAGTCATCCGAGTCCTTAGTCGTGTCAGCAGGCAGATCGCTTGTTTCAACAGGATTAGCCACTGGATCTAGCGGACCACCCGTGCCTTCGTGGGGATTAGGTTTCCCTGCGGCGGCGTAGGCGGCGGCTAGTGCGGCCGCGTCAGCACTTGAGCTACTAGAAGAAGCTGAGTCAGGAGTAGAGTTCGCGCTGTCGTTAGAGTTAGACCCGCTAGTGTCAATGGGTTGGGTGTTGTCTGCTCCGTCTTCACCGCCGGGATCGCTGGACTCTTCCTTCGTGTACTTCTCCTCGATCTCCTTGATGACCTCCTCTGGCTCTATTGGCTCT